GTGGACATGGGCAACGGACAGACCTATGACGAAATGGTCGCTGAGACGGCCGCGAAGCTTCGCACGCGGACGCAAAAGAAGGAAGAGGCGCGGGTGTTGCTGCTTCACGGCATTGGCGACGTCTTGGGGTACTGGACGGAGAACAACGCTCACACGGTGGAGGCGCTCGGCAGCGATGACGCGGTGACGGAGTTCGGGGAGATCCTCAAGCGCGAAGCCGACCGCATCGCCCGCATGCTCGGCTACGAAGAGGCGTGGACCAACTGACCGCCACACGCGGTGAACCCCCGGACACTCTCCGGGGGTTTTTCGTTCCCCGATGTAGAAATGTAGGTTTGTAGGTCACTTCTGTATTCTCCCTAACGCGTTAAGGGTAATACCAGATCTACGTTCAAACCTACATTCCTACATCGGGCCCTGCGCGCCGGCTGCGGAGGCTGTGGGCCGCGATGGGCGCGCGAGGTGGGCCGCGTGGCGCACGGAGGATGTTACGTAGCCGTTACCTAGAAACCCCCGGATTTGGGCCTGAAACTAGAACACCCGGAGCCATAACTATAGTGAGGCACCGATAAGAGCTGCGCGACGCGCGGCGCGGTTCCGCTCGCGGGAGATTGCCGCGGCCGGCGGTCCCAAGGGGATGAGGGAAGCCACGCGGTATCTAGGGGCGTGGCACGCGGCGGGAGTGGTTTCCCGCTTGCATGGGGACGGTAGCTCAATTGGTAGAGCGGCCTGATCAGCACGATGGGGGTTCGAGACCCTCCCGTCCCTCAGTGGTGAGTGTCTCCCGGCCTAGTCAGCCTGTTGGCGCGAGCTATAGAGACGTGGTGTAGGTACGCACCCCGCCGGCACATGGCGCTTGACCGCGCAAATACCGGGGGTGGAGGGGGTTCGATTCCCCCCGTCTCGCGAGGAGGAAATGCGGGTTCGAATCCCGTTCCCTGCGACTGTGCACAGCGGCAACCGCGCTGTGTGGCCACATGGCGCACGCCGTAGCAGGGTGGTGTAATCGGCAACACGCCTCCGTTGATTTGGGGAAGGTCCGGGTTCGAATCCCGCTCCGGGTGGTCAAACGCCTGGATGGTGTAAGCGGGCAGCACATCCCCAACCGGTTCAACGTACGTCAACGGGCTGACTTCGAGTCGTCTGGGCGTGCGTGCGCGGAGGAGAGCGGAAGGCGTTCTCGCTGGGCGCTAACCCCTCCGCGCTTCTACTTCGCAGGGTCGTCTAGCGGCCTAGGACATCACGCACGATCCGGTTCGAGTCCGGCGGGTAGCGAAGCGACGTCCCGCGAATGGCCCCTTCGTGATAACGCCGGTTCGAATCCGGCCCCTGCGCTTTCTTCCCCGCGTGCTCCGGCACTGCGGGGCGTTCATAGCCACCGTCCCTAGGGCGCTGAGAGCCGCTCTCGCGGACGTTCAGCCAACGGCGGGTAGTGGCTTACGGGGACGCTGTGTGCGTCGCTAGGGGGTTGTGGTGGCGGGTCCTGAAACACAGTGGGCCGCGGGGATGCGGGTCACAGCGGACCGCCTCCGCAAGAACGGTGTGCAGTCGGGCGGGGTAACTGTTTCGTTCACCGCGCGGGCTGCCTGGACTGTGAACATTACCTTCCCGGTACCGTTCACGTCGCCTCCGGTGATGTCCGCGAACATCGCGTCGGGTGCGGGGTCGACTGCGCGATGGGGAGCGCGGGCGATCAACATCACCCCTGAGGGGTTCCAGCTCTTTCTGTTCGCGGGTACCAGTGGCGCGACTGCCACATGGGACAACATCGGAGTCAGTTGGATTGCGCATGGTGTGTGATGCCGGCGTGGCGTAGGTCGCCGCTTCCTGCTAATTGGGCTGCGCTTCGCGTTGCTGTGTTCCGCCGCGATGGGTGGGTGTGTCAGCTACAGGGACCGCGGTGTGCGGGCAGGGCTACCGAGGTGGACCACGTCGAGGGACACAGCGATCATCGACTGTCGAACCTTCGATCTGCGTGCAAGCCATGTCATGCAACACGCACTGGTCAGCAGGGTGCGGCTGCGCGGTCGCGTCCGTCTAGGCTGCGGCCGGCGGAGGCTCACCCGTCGCTACGGTCACGGTGAGTGACGCAAGGCTGTGACCTGCGACGATGTCCTATCTGCCCTGGTCGGTGGTGGGGGGACCCCCCTCCCACCTGGGGGGATGTCGAACGGTAGGGGTTAGCGCGCGGAATTTTGTACGGGTTTCCAGGGCGTGACCTTGCACGGATTGTGACGGCCGCCGGAGGCGCTAGCCGATGCCCGTGAAGTAGGCCGGCGTACCGCGCTCGCACTCTTCGCACGCCACGACTTCGGCGCGCTGGTCCGCGCGGCTGACGGTGACGATGTGCCCGCAGTCCAGGCCGGCCGCTGTCCACCTCGCGCCCGGCGTTGCAACTTTGACGATCTTGCGCAGCGGCGCAGTCATGCCGCGAGCGTACCGCGATGCCGGAGGGAGGCGACGACATGGGGACGCGTGGACCTGTTCCGAAGCGCAGCGATAAGCGTCGTCGCCGGAACGCTGACAGCGCGGTCGACACGATCGAGATTCCCGCGGACGCCGAACCGGTGGAGGCTCCGCCGTTGGGGTTCACCACGAACGCCATCGCGATGGAGTGGTACGAGTCCCTCGCGTCCAGCGGGCAGGCGCGCTACTTCGAGCCGTCCGATTGGCAGGCCGCGCGCGTGGTCACTCAAGAGCTGGGGCGGATGCTCAACTACGGCAAGCCGTCAGGGCAGCTCTTTACCGCGCTGTGGTCCGCGATGGGCGATCTCCTTTCCACCGAAGCCGCACGCCGGCGTGTGCGCATGGAGATCGACCGCAGTCAGCCCGCGGAGGGCGAGGACGCCGACGTGATCGAACTTTACAAGGGGTTGGGACTCTGACGGAGGAGGGTCGTTGCAGCGCTACAGCATCGGCCCGACCTGGGAGACGGACCCGGAGAAGCTGCCGCTTCCCCGCGAGGATCTCCACCAGACGCCGGACGGCTTTTGGATTCCGAAGCCTACGCGTTCGCTCGGTTACGCCGGCCTGACGTGGGGACTGAAGAACGTTCTTCAGCCGGACGGACCGCGTAAGGGACTGCCGTTCAAGCCGACCGCGGAACAACTGCGGTTCATTCTGTGGTGGTACGCGGTCGACGCGAACGGACAGTTCGTCTACGTCTCCGGCATGTTCCAGCGGATGAAGGGTGCGGGCAAGGACCCGCTAGGCGCGTTCTTGTGCCTGCTGGAGTTGCTCGGACCTTGCCGCTTCGGCGGGTGGAACGCGGATGGTACGCCGCGAGTGATCGCGCACAGCGCGCCCTGGGTCGCCGTTACCGCGGTCAGCGAGGAACAGACGCGCAACACGATGGGTCTCTTGGGCCCGATGCTTTCGGACGCTGCGCGGGAGAAGTACGGCGTTGACGCTGGGCAAAAGATCTGGCACACAACGGCCGGCATCCTCCAGGCGTTCGCGTCGTCGTTCCGGTCGCTGGAGGGTAAGCGCACGTCATTCGTGCTGATGAACGAAACTCACCACTGGGTTGCGGGCAACAGCGGACACAGCATGGCGGAGGTCATCGAGAACAACGGCGTGAAGTCGCGGGACGGTGCCGCGCGCACGCTCGCGATTACGAACGCGCATATCCCTGGTGAGGACAGCGTCGCTGAACGCATGTGGGATGGCTACCAGTCGTGGCTTGGCGGCCGGCTCGTCCAGGACGATCCGCCGTATCTGGTGGACAGTCTCCAGGCTCCGCCGGACACCGATCTAGCGGACGACGATTCGCTCCGCGCCGGCATCATCGCCGCGAGGGGCGACGCGGATTGGCTGGACGTGGACCGCGTGATGAAGGCGGTTCGTGACCCGCGTAAGCCGGTGTCGCAGTCTCGGCGGTATTTCCTCAATCAGGTGGTCGCCGCGGAGGACGCTTTCGTGTCGGCTCCGGAGTGGGACGCGATTGCCGCGGAGGGCAAGGCGGTTTCGCCGGAGGATGAGATCGTGATGTTCTTTGACGGCTCCGTGAACGATGACTCAACCGCCCTGGTGGGCTGCCGCGTGTCGGACGGCCACATTTTCTCGATCGCCGGTTGGGACTGTCCCGCGGGCCCTGCCGGTAATGACTGGCGGGTCGATAAGGGCGACGTGGACCGCATCGTTCGCGGTGCGCTGCAACACCGCAACGTCCTCGCGTTCTGGGGTGACGTCCTCCACTTCGAGGGACACCACGATGCGTGGGCGACGGAGTTCGGTCACAAGCTGTTGCTGTGGGCCCGCGAAGGGAAGTTCCGGCACGCAACCGCGTGGGACATGCGGCTGAATACGAAGCCGTTCACGGAGGCTTGCGAACGGTTCTATGCGGACGTCGGGGCGGGTGCGATCACGCACGACGGTGACCCCGCGTTGCGCCTCCACATGTTGAACGCGCGTCGCCGGCCGAACCGCTTCGGCGTGGGGATCGGCAAGGAGAATCGCGATTCCCCGCGGAAGGTCGACCGCGCTGTCTGCGCTGTGGGCGCGCACATGTTGCGGCGGATGCTGCTGGAGTCGGGCCGCATGGAGAAGCGGAAACAACCCGGCGTGTTGATCGCTTTCTGACGAAGGGAGGTAGCGGTGTGAAGAATTGGGCGGATGAGATGATCCGCGAGTTGGACGCGAGCCGCGCCGCTAACGGACACATCGGCCTAGTGCGCCGCTACCTCAAGGGTCAGCACAACATTCCGTACATGCCGAAGGACGCGACGGACGAGTACGCGGCGATTGCGCGGCAGGCCATTACGAATTGGTTGCCGCTGTTGTCCGGCACGTTCGCGGAACAGCTTTTCGTGGACGGGTACCGTTCCGGCCGCGCGGCTGTGAATGAGTCCGCCGCGTGGGACGTGTGGACGGCCAACAAGCTTCGCGCGCGTCAGGGGATTACACACCGCGGCGCGATCGACTACGGCGTTTCATACGTGGCGGTGGACGGGGACACGATCCGCACGCCGGCCGCGCGCAAGTGCTGGGCATGGTACGGCGACGACGAAGCGGAGTTTCCGCTTGCTGGCCTGGTGGAGATCGGGCAGCGCATCGCGTCCAGCGGCGAGTTCCTGACGCGCTATGAGTTCTGGCACGGCTCCAACGTCACCACGTACGAGCGGGTGTCCGGCCGGCGTATGGGCATCCCGGATGACCCTGGTAACCCGCTGGACGGACGGGATGTCCAGATCGGCGCGCTGAACGATGCGGGGACGCGGAAGCACGGGCGGGACTTCGTCCCCTGGGTGCGTTTCCGTGACCGCCTGGACGACGAAGCGCAAGGGCTGATCCGGCCGCTGATCAACCTACAGGACCGGATCAACGCGAGCGTCTTCTATCTGCTGATGGCGCTTCACTACGCGTCGTTCCGTCAGCGATGGGCGATCGGCCTTAGCATCCCGCGGGACAAGGAAGAGTTCTTGCCGCCGGACATGCCGGACGCACCTCTGAAACCAAACCCCAACTTTGGCAAGCCGATCGAGCCGTTTAAGGCGGCCGTCAATCGTCTTTGGCTGAGTGAGTCCGGGGATAGCAAGTTCGGCGATTTCCAGCAGACGGACGTTACCGGTCACCTCGCCGCGATTGAAGCCGCGATCAAGACGCTGGTAAGCATTGGCCGCGGGTCGCCGCTCATCATGGTCGGGGACCTCGCGAACATCGCGGTCGAAGGAATCGCCACGCTGAACGACTCGATGTACAAGCAACTCGGGGCGTTCAAGACGAACTTCGGCGATTCGTGGGATACGGTCCTGGACGTCCGGGGGGTGTCGTCTCCGGGCGCTTCGGTGCGGTGGCGGGACACGGAGCCGCGTTCGTTCGCGCAGATCGTTGACGGGCTGGTCAAGCTCCATCAGATCGGTGCGCCGGCCGAAGGGCTGTTTGAGCTGATTCCGGAGATCACGGATACGCAGCTTGAACAGTGGCGCACGCTGGCCGCGCGTCCGACTGACGCTGACCGCCTCGCTGACGCGATCACGCGTCAGGGCGTTCCGGCAGTCTGATGGCTCCGATCACGCCAACGGCGCGGATGGACAAGTACCGACGCGACCAAGCCGCGCTAGGCGGGAAGATCGAGACGCGCGCGGCGGTCCTGGTGGCGGCACGGTTGAACCCCGCGAACCCTGATCGGGGTTGGGCTTCGCTGCTGGCGGAGCTGATCGCGATCATCCGCGGGGGTCGCTCCGTGTCTGAGGCGCTCGCCATGGAGTTTTACCGCTACCTCCGCGAGGTGGAGGACGCGGCGGGAGAACCTCCGGACGGGCCGAACGTGCCGTTCCCGATGACTCCGGTTGTCGGGTCGATGATCTGGACGGGTCCGCGGCTGGCGAAGGCGAAGCTCCGGCGGGGCGAGAAGCCGCCGGAGATCGCCGCTTCGGTCGGTCGCGCGGTGGGCCGGTCCGCGATGCGTCACACCTTGAACGGCGGTAGGCGCGTCATTCAAGGTGCGGTGGAGGACGACGGTTCCGCGTGGGGTTGGGCCCGCGTGACGGACGCCGATCCGTGCGATTTCTGCCGGATGCTCGCGACGCGTGGGCCCGTGTACAAGAGTGCGCGGTTCGCGGGGCGGGTTGATCTTCACCGCTATCACGACGGGTGCGGCTGCAACGTCGTGCCGATTTTCAACGCTGCCGATCGGGCCGGACGGCGAGGACTGTCCGCCTAGCGCAGCACTTCACATCTGTTCCGGGCGCGCGTGGCGTGTCCGGCTTTCGGCGTGGGCAAGGGCTCCGCCGCGATTCCAGGGGGATCGATCTGTATGACCATGCCTGTTCCGCCTGCGCAGAACCCTGTTCCGGCTCCCGCTCCGGCGGACCCTGCTCCGGTTCCCACGCAGCCTCCGGCACCTGTTCCGGCTCCGGCTGCTCCGGCACCTGTTCCGGCTCCGGCTGCTCCGGCTCCGACGCCGGCTCCCGCTCCGGCGGACAACGCTCCCAAGTGGGACGGTCCGTTCGACCCGGAGCGCGCGGCGCGTCTGGTGGAGAACCTGCGCGGCGACGTGCAGTCCACGAAGGACGCGCTTGCCGCTGCGCAGGCGAAGGTCGCGCAGTACGAGCAGGCGCAGATGTCCGATCAGGAGAAGACGGCGCAGGCGCTTTCGGCGACGGAGACGCAGCTTGCGGAGACCTACCGCGAGCTTGCCGCGTTGCGGCACAGCCTTCCCGCGGACCTCGCGGAGTTCCTGACCGCGACGAAGCCGGAGGAGATCGACGCGCAGGCCAAGCGGCTTGCGGAGCGTATCCCCGCGCAGCCGTCCACGGCCTCCGCTCCGACTCTGCCTCCGACCCTGCCCGTTCCGGGCAACGGCTCCGACCCTGCCGCAACGGGTCAGCTCACGCGCGAGCAGTTCGACGCACTGACTCCGCCGCAACGAATGGCCGCGTACCGCGAGGGGCGTACGCGGGACATCGGCGGCCGGTAACCGTTCCGCGCTGATTGGAATCGCGGCGGAACTCACACTTCGAGAAAGGGCCCGCTGTGGCTATCACCAACTTCATTCCCACTCTGTGGGACGCCGGCCTGATGACCAGCTTCCGGGAGCAGACGATCGCCGCTGGTCTCGTGAACCGGCAGTACGAGGGCACCCTCACCAGGGGCGCGAAGGTCACGATCAACACCGCCGGTGACATCGTGATCAAGGACTACAAGACGGGTGCCGTCGACAACGGCTCCGGCGGGACTGTCGGCCGGACCACGAAGCCGGACGCGATCTCCACGACCAGCGTCGACCTGGTCATCGATCAGGAGAAGTCGTTCGACTTTCAGATCGATGACATCGACCGCGCGCAGGCTGCCGGCTCGCTGGAGGTCTACACGCAGGGTGCGGGTACTTCGCTCGCGGAGGACGCGGACAAGTTCATCCTCGCCATGATGGCGACGAACACCGCGACCGCTCACAAGCTGACCGGTACCGCGGCGACCGACCTGAGCGGGAACGACGCGTTCAACGCGATCCGCACCATGCGGAAGACGCTGAACAAGGCCAAGGTTCCGCAGGGTGGCCGCGTGCTGTTCGTGAACGCGGAGTTCGAGCACACCCTTCTGGGCGCTGACTCGAAGCTGACCAGCGTGGACGTGTCCGGCTCGCCGGAGGGTCTCCGGAACGCCGCGCTGGGTGGCCTGCTGGGCTTCACGATCTACAGCACGGAGAACCTGCCGGAGCTGACCAAGCCGTTCGCGATGGCCGCGTACCTGCCCTCGGTGTGCTTCGTCTCGCAGGTCACGGAGACCGAAGCCATGCGCGCTCAGGACACCTTCGCTGACCGGCTCCGCGGGCTGCACGTGTACGGCGGGAAGGTGCTGCGCGCCGGCATCGGCCTCACCTCGTACACCTACACCAAGACGGCCTAGTCATGCCGCTGGTGAAGGGCCCCAACGGGGCGGTGTTCGACCTCCCGGAGGCGATCGCTTCCGGGTTGGTCGGGTCCCACGACGGGGGTTACGAGTACGTGTCGGACGCTCCGGAGGAGGTGAAGCCGGATGCTGCTAGCAAGCGTCGCGCAACTGGAGGCGCGTCTAGGGCTGCCGGTCGGAAGCCTCGCGGCGGAGGATCTAGCGCGGGCGACGGCGGTTCTTGAGGACGCTTCGGCGATCATCCTGACGATCGGTAAGCCGACGTGGACGGACGTGACGATCCCGGAGGTTGCCCGCGTGGTTGTCCTCCGGCTCGCGCGCCGCATGTGGGACAACCCGGAGGGTCTCAGCTATGAGGCCATGGGCGACCACACGTGGAGCCGTGCGGCTGCTGGGGTGCTGCTGACGCAGGACGAGCAGGATCTTGTGACCGGCGCGGCCGGCTTCGCGTCCGGCGTGTACAGCGTGGGGACGCCGGGGGTGTGGTCGTGAGTGTTCTCGCGATGCTCCGGGATCGCCGCGAGGTGTTCCGCCCGACGCGCGTGAGTGACGGGATGGGCGGGGGCTCCACCACGTTCGTGAAGGTCGGGACCGTGCGTTGCAAGGTCGATCTTCCCGGAGCGGAGGAGAGGGAGTCCGCGGACCAGTGGGGGGCGGAGCACACGCACAGTGTGTTCTTGCTCCCGTCCGCGGACGTCCGCCGCGGTGACGAGCTTCGCGGGGGCGATCTCGTCTTGCGCGTCTTGACCGTGGTGTGTCCGTCCAGTCCCCGTTACCGCAAGGCGCGGTGTAGCGCCGTTCAGCCGAAGGGGTGAGGGCATGGCGCGCGTGACGATGCGCATCGACAACCGCGAGCTTCGCCGCATCTCCCGCCGGCTGGACGAAGTGCCGGAGCGGATCAAGCAAGGTGCGCACGCCGCGGTGGAGGAGTCGGGCGAGGCTGTCCGCTCCGCCACTGAACGCACGGTAGGCGTGCACAGCGGCCGGCTTAAACGCCGCGTGCGCATGAAGTTGCTTGGGCGCATGGGCCTGACCGCGGACGTCGGATGGTTCGACTCCGACACGTATTACGCGCGGTTCCCGGAGCTGGGCACGTCCAGCATCACCGCGAATCCCGTGCTGACGCGCGCAGCGGAGGCGGAGCGTCCGGTGTTCCCGCGGCGCGTTCAGCGCCACATAGAGGACGCGCTATGACGGAGGCTCCGTACGCCGCGCTGACTCCCGTTCAGGCCGCGGTGTACGCGGCGCTGACGAGTGACCTACTGCTGACGGACATGATCACGGGCGTCTTCGATGACGTGCCGGAGGACGTGGTCCGTCCCTATGTGGCGTTCGGGGAATCCACGGAAACCCCGGACAACGCGCACGGGCAGTTCGGCCGCGAAACGGTTCTGACGCTCGACATCTGGTCTGAGTACGGCGGGTTCGCGGAGGCGAACGCAATCGCCTTCCGCTTGAACGAATTGCTGGATCAACAGCCGCTAGTGATTACCGGCTGCCGGCACGTGTACACCGCCTTCGAATTCGCGGCGACTTTCAGGGACCCCGATAAGCCGGACCTTCGGCACGCATTCACAAGGTTCCGCATCGTGACAAGTAAGGAGTGACCCATGTCGGGTCTCAATGCTTTCGGTACTCAGCTCAAGCGGGGCGACGGTGCCGGTACCGAGGTGTTCGCCGCGATCGCGAACGTGACCAGCATCAGCGGTCCGGAGCTGTCGCGGGAGACGATCGACGTCACCGCGCACGACAGTGTGGACGCCTGGATGGAGTTCGTGGGCGGACTCAAGGACGGCGGGGAAATCTCGCTGGACGTCAACTACGACCCTGCGGAGCATGACGTCCTGGTCGGCGACTTCGATGACGACGACCCGCGGAACTACCAGCTTGCGTTTCCGGTCACGCCGGCTGTCGTCTGGTCGGTCAAGGCGCTGCTGACCGGCTTCTCCAGCGAAGCGCCGTATGACGACAAGCTGGCCGCTTCGATCACTCTCAAGGTCAGCGGCAAGCCGACGATCGGCACCGGAGCCTAGGCGCTCCCTTTCTCTCCTCCCCTTTCCTGCTCGTCCTGTAGAGAGGTAGTCACGTGGCTGTCCTGGGTAACGCTGACGTTCTGGCCGCGATTGCGGCGACCCCGTCCATTGCGACGGACGAAGTGGAGTGCCCGGAGCTGGGCGGGTCGGTCCTGGTCCGGGAGATGTCGGGCACGGTCCGCAACCGCCTGGAAGCTGCGTTCGCCGCGATCAGCGAGGGCAACGACGGCGGGGCGATGGACAAGGTGATGACCGCGCTCATCTCGGCGTGTGTCGTGGACGCGTCCGGCCGGCCGTTCATCACGGGCGACATGGCGGGGCGGCTGGTGAAGAACCACCCGCGCGCCGCGTTCCGCATCCGTGACGCCGTCGTGAAGCTCTCCGGCACGTCGGAGGACGACGTTAAGGAACTCGAAGAGTCTTTCGGGTAAGGCCGGAGCGCGCCTTTCACTTCCGCCTAGCGATCACGCTGGGGATGCCCGTTTCGGAATTGCTGGAACGGGTGTCCTCGCGTGAGCTTTCGGAATGGATGGCGTATGAGCGTGTGGCGGGTCCGCTGGGGTTCGACCGCGCTGACGTTCAATCGGCCATCGTGGCTGCGACGGTGGCGAACGCTAACCGTGGTAAGGGCAAACCGTTGACCCCTGCGGACTTCGTTCCGAAGTGGGACCGGAAGCCTAAGCAGACCGTAGAGGAAATGGTCCAACTCGCCTACGCGCTGAACGCGGCTTTTGGCGGATCGGTGGTCAACGCGGGGGGCGACGATGGCGCTGCTGAGTAACTTGATTGTGCGCATCGGGGCGAATGCGGATGGTGTTCGCCGCGGTGTGAACAGGGCGAACCGTGAGCTTCGCCGGATGCGGGACCAGGCGGACCGGATCGGCCGGCAGATGGGCCGGTCCGGTAGCGACGGTGGGCGCGAGTTCGGCGAGAACTTTTGGCGCGACGCTAACGGCCGGCTGCACGATGCGCGCGGACGGTTCGTCCGTGCGGGTGGGGGACTAGGCGACGACGCCGGCCGCGGGTTCATGGGCGGGTTCGGCAGGATCTTGCGGAAGATGTTCGGGAAGCTCCCGGACGTGATGCGGGCAGCCGCGCCTATCGCCGCGGTCGGGTCCGCGTTGATCACCGCGATTCCGTTGCTGCTGTCTGCGGGCCCCGCGGTCGCGAGCTTCGTTAGCGCGGTGTTGGCCGCGTCGCCCGCGCTGCTGGGCATGGCTGCCGCGGGGTTCATCGTCAAGAAGTCCTTCGCTGCGATCTTCGCGGAGGGGTCCGCGGCGCGTAAGGCGCTCGCGGGTCTGGGCGAGATGTTCAACAAGGCCGCGGAGGCTGGCAGTCGTGCGGCTGCGCGGGGGGTGGCTCCGCTGGTGGCGCAACTCCGCAAGGTCGCACAGCCGATCGTGACGCGGTACATGGAGGGGTTGGGCCGCGCGGCGAACCGCGTGCAAACGGATTTCCTCCGGTGGGCGAAGACGGCGGATGGCCTGCGCACGCTCCGCGGGATTCTCGGACCGATCTCGTCGTCGCTGGAGGGTCTCGCGCCGCACGTGTCGAAGCTCGCGATCAGCTTCGTGCGGATGCTCGGGCGGATCATGGGCGTGTCGACCGCGCTGGGGTCGCGGGGTCTCGCGGGTGCGCTGGATTGGCTGTCCTCGAAGATGGACGCGGTCAACGCCGGCACGGTCGAAGGTGGCCTAGCGCAGCTTTGGGTGACCGCCGTAAAGGTGTCCAACGCAATCCAAGTCGTGTCCGGTTGGATTGGCAAGCTCGTCCAGGCGTACAAGATGTACACCACGCAATTCGGACTTGTGGCTGACGCGCTGTCCGTGGTGGCGATGGTGTTCGGCGGTCCGATCGTGACCGCGATTGCTGCGGCCGGCCTGATCATTCGCCATTTCGATCAGGTGAAGGCCGGTTGGGAAAAGCTTAAGGCCGCGTTTCAGGGCGACGGTTCCGGCGGTCCGATCGGCCGCGCGCTGCAAGATCTGAAGGCCGCGGGCGCGATCGTGCTTCCGGCGCTGATGACGATGTTCCAGCAGGTCAAGAACGTTGTTTGGCCTGTCCTCCAGGACATCGGCTCCATGATCAAGAACGATCTTATTCCGACGTTCGCGGAATTGCTGCGGGCTGCCGCGCCATTCGTTGCGTGGCTGATCGGTGTTTTGGGTCCCGTGGTCGCCCGCACTTTTCAGAGCATAGCGGAAATCGTGAAGGGCGCGCTGAACATCATCATCGGCGTGATGAAAGTCGCGATCGCGATTTTCTCCGGCGACTGGTCGAAGGCGTGGGAGGGTATTAAGCAGATCTGCCGCGGAGCCGGACAAATCGTCCTCGCCGTGTTCAAGTGGCTAGGTTCTGCGCTGGTCGCTATCTGGCGTCTCCACCTCGGCTACCTGTCCAAGATCTGGGGACAGATCAAGTCGACTGCGACACAGGGCGCGCGAGGCGCGGTGGACGGTACGGCAAACGCGTTCCGCGCCGGCGTAGGCAAGGTGCGCGGCGCAGTGTCCGCGATCAAGAACGCGGTTGTCGGGTTCTTCCGCGGCGCGGCTTCGTGGCTGGTCGGAGCCGGACGCGACGTCGTCCGCGGTCTGGTCAACGGTATTACCGGCATGGCGGGTTGGGCCGCGGATGCTGCCCGTCGTCTCGCGTCGAACGCGATCAACGCAGCGAAGGGCGCGCTGGGTATCCACTCGCCTTCGCGGGTGTTCGCGCAGATCGGTAAGTTCGTCGGGCATGGCTTCGTCCAGGGCTTGACGGGCACGGAGTCTAAGATCCAGTCGACGGTCACGCGGATGGCGAAGCTGATCGCGTCGGCTTTCAAGGGCCGCGCGACGCGGACCGACGACCGGCTGATCAAGCGTCTCCAGGCCGCGAACGTGAAGCTTCGCGGGTTGGCGCGTGAGCGCGCGAGCATCGCCGCGAAGATGAAGGCTGCGGCGCAGATGGCTGCGGAGGTGTCGCAGCAGGCGCGGGAGTTCGCGTCGGTGTCCGCGGTGAGTAGCGCCGCGGACGGTAAGCCGATGGACGCCGGCCGCCTCGCGGGAATGTTGAACACGCGGCTTGCGGTTCTCCGCAGGTTCCAGGCGAGTATCAAGACGCTCGCGAAGCGTGGGCTGTCTAAGGATCTGCTCGGGCAGGTTATCGGCATGGGCCCGGAGCAGGGCGCGGCGCTCGCGGATGCGTTGTCGCGTTCGTCTGCGGGGTCTCTCAAGGGACTCAACAAGGTCAATTCGGAGATCCTCCGGACGTCCAAGAGCCTCGGGCTAACCAGCGCGGACGCCATGTACGACTCCGGCAAGCGTGCTGGTCAGGGGTTCCTTACGGGACTCAAGGCGCAACAGGGCGCGATCCTGAAGATGATGACCGCGATTGCGCGTCAGGCCGCGTCCGCGGTCCGCAAGGCGTTGGGTATCCATTCGCCTTCGCGGGTCATGGCGGAACTCGGAACCATGACCATGGCGGGGTTCGCGGAGGGTGTGAAGACGTTCACGCCGGCCGTCCAGGGCGCGGTTCGTGCGGCGACGGACGTGGGCGATATCGCGGTTCCGCGGGGTGTGACCTCTGCGGGTGCCGGCGGTGGAGCTGCGGCGACGATCGTCCTCAAGTCGGGCGGGTCACAGCTTGACGATGCGCTGGTGGAGATCCTCCGCAAGGCGATCAACGATCGCGGCGGCGACGTCCAGACGGTTCTAGGTAGGTGAGTGAGCGGGTCCGCTGTGTCCGGTACACGGCGGGCCCTTACCTTTAGGGGGTTCCCGTATGGGAGTGTTCGCGACGCGCACCCGCGTTGAGCTGAATCTCGGCGGGACGTGGACGGACGTGACGTCCCGCGTGTACGAACGGGACCCGATCACGATCACGCGGGGAACCTCCGCTAACGGCTCGTCGCCGGACCCGTCGCGGTTGACGCTGACGATGGACAACCGTGACGGCGTGTTGTCTCCGCGCAATCCGGTCTCGCCGTACTTCGGCAAGCTGGGTCGCAACACTCCCATTCGGTTGTCGCTCCCGTACGGCTCGACGTCGATGCTGACGCTGCCTACGCAGGACGGCTATGCGGAGTGCCCGGATTCTGCCGCGCTGGACATCACGGGCGACCTGGACGTCCGCGTCGAGGTGGAGGCGGATTCGTGGGACCGCGGCGACATCGTGGGGAAGTACATCTTCACGGGCGCGGAACAGCGGTCATGGCTGTTGTGGACCGACGACGGTGTCCCCACGTTTTCGTGGACTACGGCCGGCACGTTCGCGTCGCGCGTCAACGCGACCGCGTCCACGCGGTTGCCGTTCCGTCGTGGCCGCGGAGCTGTCCGGGCGACGCTGGACGTGGACAACGGCGCGTCCGGCTGGTCGGTGCGGTTCTACACGGCGTCGACTCTCGCGGGTCCGTGGACTCAACTCGGGACCACGGTCACGGGAGCCGGCGTCACGTCGATCTTCGCGAGCACTTCGCCTCTCCAGCTAGGGGACGCGTTCCCTGGAGACATGGCGGTGTCCGGCCGGTATGCCGGCCTGGAGGTCCGCAACGGGATCGACGGTCCCGTGGTCGCAAACCCGAACTTCGCTGCGGCGACGCCGGGCGCGAAGACGTTGACGGACTCCGCGGGGAACGTGTGGACGCTGCGCGCACAGGCGGAGATCACTGACCGCGCGTACCGCTTCCACGGTGAGGTGGCGGAGTGGCCGCAGTCGTGGGACACCGCGGGGAAGGACCGGTACGTCAGCGTGTCCGCGTTCGGTATCCGCCGCCGGCTGTCGAGCAACTCACCTCCGATCCGTTCCTCGATGTTCCGCCGGCATACGGCGCTCACGGAACAGCACGTGATCGGGTATTGGCCGCTGGAGGACGGGAAGGGTTCGGAGGCGTTCGCGGCTGCGTCGCCGGGGACGCTGCCCGCGCTGTACTACGGGTCCCCGGATCTTGCTGCGTCGAATGAGTGGACCGCGTCTGACGCGCTGCCCGTCCTGGAGAGCGGCATGGTGTACGCGCGGGTCCGTGCGTACGCCGCGACGGGTGAGTCCGTTGTCCGCTGTTTCATGTGGGTTCAGGAAGCGCCGGCTGCGGAGACGTCGCTGTGTTGGATCGACACGACGGGCACGCACAGCTTCGAAGTCAAGATGGACGCCTTCGGGGCGTTCCGGATCATCGTCCGGAACCGTACCGGGGACGTCGTGACGACCACGGGCGCGATCTCATTCGACATGGTGACCCGCGGACTGACGATGTTCCAGGTGGAGCTATCGCAGCAGGGGACCGGCGTTAAGTGGCGGGTCCGGGTGCTGGACTTCGCGGAGACTGACCGCGTCGGGCAGGGCGTCAGCGGTCCGTTCTGGGAGGACACGGTCCCGTCCGCGACGCTGGGGACGATCTACCGCGTGTACCTCGCCCGTGACAAGGCGGTGGGTAAGACGGTGGTGGGGCACCTCGCGGTCGCTGATTCGCTCGCGGGGTTCACGGGGGTTCTGAATGCCACGTACGCGTGGAACGGGGAGGTGCCGTCCGATCGGATCGTGAGGCTGTGCAGCGAAGAGGGCATTCCGTGTCTCCAGCTCACGCGCGGCCGGTACTACGAACCTAACCCGGTACGGATGGGGGACCAGCTTCCCGGAGCGTTCACGGATCTACTGGACGAAGCCGCGGACGCTGATCAAGGGATGCTGTTCGAGACGCGGGATTTGCCCGCGTTCGCGTACCGGTTCCGCCCAACGCTGGTCAACCAAACTCCCGCGGTGACGTTGGACTACTCGGCGGGGGAGATTGCCGCGGACCTCGCGCCGGTTGACGATGACTCGGCGCTGGTGAACGACGTCACGGTCACCCGCGTTGCGGGTAGCGCGCTCCGCTTGACGCAGACGACGGGCCCTCTGTCGACGGCTACGCCTCCGGCGGGTGTGGGCGTGTACGCGGTGGACGCGCAGTTGTCGCTAGAGAACGACGGGATGCTCCGCGACGCGGCCGGCTGGAGGCTGACGCTCGGGCAGGTGGACGAAGCGCGGTATCCGCGGCTGACGGTTGCGCTGCATTCGCCGCGGCTGTCCCTGGAGAAGCGCAAGGCGCTGCTGACGCTGGACATGGGTGACCGCCTGGACATCACGAACATCGGCGGTGGGATGCCCGCGGAGGACGCGACACAGCTTGTGCTCGGGTACACGGAGACGATCCGGTTGAAAGAGCATTCGCTTGTGTTCAACCTGACTCCGGAGTCGCCTTACCGCGCCGCGGTGGTGGACGACGGGTCCGCGGGTCGGGTGGACGCGTCGGGGTCTGTGCTCGCTGCTCCGGCTCCGACCGCTCCGCCGTACGCGGGTGTCGCGAAAACGTACGTGAACGGCACGACGGTTCCGGTCCCGCTGCCTCCAGGCGATCACGTCACTGTGTGCCTGGTATGGAACACGACGGCAACGATCACGATGGTTCCGGCCGGCTGGACGCTGCGGGGTTCGCTGACCGCGTCCAGCTCTAAGGCTGCGGTGTACACCGCGGCTGCCGGCGTGGCGGATTCGACGTTCGTGTTCAGTGCGTCCAGCAAGTGCAGCGTGATCGCGGTTGGCCACAACAGTGCGACGTACGTGAGCATGACGTCCCTGTTGGACGCCGGCACGGACGCTGTGCACGAGGCTCCGGCGTACACGGTGTCAACTGCTCCGGTTGCGCTGCTCCGGTTCTACTGGGAGAAGTCGTCAACCGCGTCGTCCTGGACGAAGAACGATCCGGCGGCGACTGTGCGCGCAACACAGTTCGGGGTTGGCAGTGGCGCTGTCTCGCTGTTGGCAACTGGTCAGTCAGTGTCAACCGCGGGGACGGTGCCTGTGGCAACCGCGACGTCCGATCTGTCAACCGGTCAGGCCGGCGGGTTTACGGTTGCGCTCGCGTCAACGGCGGGGGTCCCGACCGATTACACCTCAGTGTCAACCGCGCTGGCTGTGACGCCGGGCGATGGCAACCGCGGGTGGACTGTCAACCCGGCTGACCTCCCGTTCGATGTCATGTGCGCTGGTGAGCGGATGACAGTGACCGCGGTCAGCGGGTCACCCGGAGGCCCGCAGGTGTTGACAGCTGTGCGCAGTGTCAACGGCATCGTAAAGCCGCTCCCCGTGGGGGCGGAGGTCCGGGTGTTCACTCCGGCCATCGCTACGTATTGACGGTTTGCGGAGGGTGTACACCGCGAGGTTTGCGGGTGTGCACCCTCCGCCGTAGGGGGTTACACATGGCGTCCACTTCGGATGACCAGCTTTACACCGCGCTGATGGAAGTAACCCGCGAGTTGTCACGTGTGGCAACTCTGCTGGAGACGCTTGTTAACAACGACGCGGACAAGGAGAACCGGCTCCGCGTGGTGGAGCAGTGGGTGGCGCGCGTTCCGGTGGATCAGGAGAAGCGACTCCGGGCGCTTGAAACCTGGGTGAACAGGTTGCCCGCCACGCTGTTCGCGGCGATCGCAGGCGCGGCCGGCACCGTATACACGGTCGCCGCGAAGATGACAGGGAAGGGGTGAACGTGGCTCCCGCTAAGGGCACTGCCGCGGCGATGATCGCTGAGGCGATCTCGCATGACGGCACTCTGGAGACGCCAACCAATCACACGGAGTTCGGCCGCGAGTTCGGTTGGGACGGCGTCGCGTGGTGTCACATCTTCCTGTCGGTGTGCGCACGCCGCTCCGGCTGCGGGGAGATGATCCCGTGGACCGCCGGCTGTTGGACCGGCGTCGACTGGTTCCGTGACCGCGGGCAGTTCTTCCGCCGCGGCGCGAAGACTCCGCGTGCCGGCGACATTGTGTACTACGGCGCGTCCGGTGGGGATCACGTCGGTCTGGTGACCGCGGTCCACGACGGCCGGATCTACACGTGCGAGGGCAACACCTCGCGCGGCGACGGCTACAACCCCTCGGGCGGTGGCGTCCACCGCAAGTCGTGGCCGCTGACGAACTCCCGGATCTACGGCTATGGACGTCCCGCGTACAAGAGCGCGGCGACGGAGGAGGACGACATGCCCAACCTCTATGTCTCGCTCGGGTCGACCTGGTCCCGCACGGTGAAGGCCGGCGCGGACACCGTGTACCTCGGGTGGGACCGCGAGTACGCGGACGCTACCCACGAGCACGGCAACACGGGCGTGTACCCCACCGTTCTGATGACCCCTTCGCGGTACGTCGCGACGGTGGGCGTTGCGGTCGATGGCCTGCCCGCGGGCGGGTCCGGGTGGATTCGGTTCGTGGAGGTGGCGGACACGAAGAACAAGGCGGGGGAGTTCCCGATCAAGGAAGCCGATCCGCTGCACACGGTTCACGGGCTCGCGGATGGTGGCCGCGTCCACGTGTCGCTGACGAACGCGGACACGATCGGCAAGGGCCGCCGGCTCCGCGTCCAGATGGGCGGGTTCACGCATGACGTGGTCGTGCGCCCCGCAACGATCAAGATCCACGGGTGGAAGGTGTGACCATGGGTGTGCACAGCAGGCCGGACGTGACGGTGCCGGATGGCGTCCTGGAGGACGAGCGGATGGACGTCCTCGCGCGGGACGTGTGGGAGGACTTCGCTCCGGATCGGCGTCTGTCACCCGCGACGGTTGCGCGCGTGAAGCGTGCGGGCGCGTCGCTCGCGTCGGGTCTCGCGGTGGCGGTGGCGCTCGCGGTGTGGCCTGCGGTGAAGTCGCAGGTTCTCGCGGGGACCGTCGACTACCCGACGCTGTTCGAGTCGGTTCGTGTGGCGGGCATGGCTGCGGCCGGCGCGTACCTGACGAGCCGGCTGCGTCGGAAGTAGCGCGAACACCTCGGGCCCTCCGGAGCCATAACGGGACTAACACACAGTCCCAACTCTGGAGGGCCCATGCGCGTCCCTGAACTACCGCTCCCGGACGATGTGCCGGAGCTGCCGGCCGGATGCTTCTACCGCGTGAAGCGGGAAGACCTGGTGTCCATCGGTCCGCGCTTCACGGTGGAGATCCGCCGGCAGGGCAAGCGGTTCTCGCACGCGGTGTACGGCACGGAGACGCGCATCGTCCTGGACAAGGACAGCGACCCGGAGGTCGCGGTGCGGCAGGCGTGCCGGTCCGCGGTCGCCGAGATGACGATCCGCGAACAGGAACGCGCGGTGTGGCGCGGCGCTGACCGCTACGTGGGCGACCACGGGCGGGAGGCATCGTGAACGACATCGCTCTCATGGGCCGCGCCGGAGCAGGCAAGGACACCGCGGCGGCGGAGCTGGTGGCGCGGCACGGGTACGCGCGGGTGGCGTTCGCGGACCCGTTGAAAGCGATGGCGCTCGCGGTCGATCCGTGGATCGAATGCGGCTGCTACGAACGCCGGCGGCTCACGGAGATCGTGAACGCGGAAGGATGGGACTCCGCGAAGCGGAACAGCCCGGAGGTTCGCCGCTTCCTCCAGCGTCTCGGCCTGGAGGGTGCCCGCGCGACGTTCGGCGAGAACGCGTGGCTACTGCTGGCGCTCCGCGAGATCGGCGCGCACCGCGAAGCTGGCCGGCCTGTTGTCGTGACGGACGTCCGGTTCCGCAACGAGTGGGGCACGCTGTGGAACCTCGGCTTCACCACGGTATGGGTCGACCGACCCGGCATCGAGGACGGCAAGCACGCATCGGAGGCGGAGCTGTCCGCGTCCGACGCGGACTTCCGCATCACCAACGACGGTGACCCCGCGAGGCTGTACGAGCAACTCACTCGCATCGCCTCAAACAGATACGAGTATCCGTAAGACGAAGGGCCCGATGGCGTCTGCTGTCGGGCCCTTTTTTGTGTCCGCGGGGAGGCCACTAGCAGGCGCGTCGCGGCGTCTTGGCTGGTCGGACCGGTGTGCAACATTTGCTAGCGCGGGAGAGACAACCTGTACACGGGGACTGTATGTTACATCTCGGCATGGCAAAGACACCGCGACGGAGGGGACCCGCGCAGATGGCACGCAAAGCCGCAGAACGAACATCCGACACTGACGACGGCACCGTGTTGGAGGGTGTGACCACCTGGACGCCGGAGCAACTCCGCGCGGACCCGGAGCGCCTCGCGAAGCTACTCAAGGCGAAGGACGGGACCCCCGGTAAGGACGTCGCGGTACGCCTCCAGGCGGAGGCGGAGCGGGAGAAGACGGCCGCGCCGCTGGTCGCGGAGGGGGTGAAGCTCGCGAAGGAATGGAACCGCGCGTACAACCGGGCGGGCGGTGTCACCCGGAAACTCGCGGAGGTCCTCGTACGGCTGCGGCTGCTGTACACCGATCCCGCGGACGAGACGAAGCCGGATATGGCTGGCCGTTCCTCGGAGTACAAAGCCGCGGCGGCTGCGATCTATGACCGCGCCGGCTTCGATGCCGCACGCAAGTCCAGTATGCAAGCGGTAGTGCGACATCACGTGTCCATTGTGCGACGCGAGGTGATGGTTAACGAACTGGGAATGACGGATGAAGACTTCGCTTTCTACGGCTTGAACCCTGTTGACCGCAACGCGCTCCGCCGTGGCAGCAAGCTACCTCCGCTGCGGCTGGACACCTCCGATCCCGCGAACGTGTACATAGGCATTGCGCAGTATGCGCGCAAGGCGCTGGACGTGCACGCGGACGGAGCGACGCCGGCCGAGTTGCCGGAGGAGAAGCGGGATGAGTACCGCGCGGCGCTGGAGGCGGTCCGTGCGCGTGCGGAGGAGCTTCTAGAAGAACTCGGCGCGGACTGACCGCGGCCACCACGGCAACCCCCGGACCCCGACCGGTCCGGGGTTTTCTTTTGCCCACCGCTAGGAACGCTGTGCGCACAGTCGATCACTGTAGGTGTGCAATGTAGAAATGTAGGTTTGAACGTAGATCTGGTATTAGCCCTAACGCGTTAGAGAGAAACCTAGATTTACGTTCAAACCTACATTCCTACATCGGGCCGTCCGGCGGACGTCGTCGCCGCTGACCGCGGCCACCACGGCAACCCCCGGACCCCGACCGGTCCGGGGTTTTCTTTTGCCCACCGCTAGGAACGCTGTGCGCACAGTCGATCACTGTAGGTGTGCAATGTAGAAATGTAGGTTTGAACGTAGATCTGGTATTAGCCCTAACGCGTTAGAGAGAAACCTAGATTTACGTTCAAACCTACATTCCTACATCGGGCCGTCCGGCGGACGTCGTCGCCGCTGACCGCGAACACCTGACCGCGATGGGAGCCACAACTACCCCGTAGGTGTCGATGCGGGAGGTTGCGGCGTGGGAAACGTCAACACGATCAAACGTGGCGGGAGTCGGTTCTATGTGGAGCCGACGTCCGGTCACAAGGCTCCGGGCGTGACGTCGATCATCTCGATGCTTCCGAAGCCGTTCTTGCAGTACTGGTCCGCGCGGAAGACTGCGGAGGCTGCGGCCGACAACCTGGACGTCGTCAACGCGCTCGCGGAGCGGGACCGTGACGCGCTGGTGGACTTCCTGAAGGCCGCCCCGACGCGGTACACGAAGTCGCGTCAGAACCTCGGTACGGCTGCGCATGACATGTTCGAGCGGCAGATCAGGGGCGAGGACGTTCGCCGCGTGGGGCCCGATCTCGCGCCGTACAAGCGGCACTTCGCGGAGTTCCTCGACCGTGTTCAGCCGGAACTGATCAGCGCGGAAGACGTCATGTGGTCCGACGCGCACGACTACGCCGGCAGCTCCGACGTCATCATGCGGATCACGGACCCTGAGACGGGTCTCCCGGAGATCGTGATCGGAGACTGGAAGACGAGCAAGGACACGTATCCGGACGTCTCCCTCCAGCTCACCGCGTACAAGAACGCGGACCGGATCATTTCGGCGGACGGTTCGTCGCGTCCGATGCCAGCGATTCAGGCCGGCGCGGTTCTGCACGTGACGGATGAGCGGTGGGCGTTGAAGCCGGTGGAGGTGTCGGACCGCGTGTTCGGCGTCTTCCTCGCGCTGCGTCAGGTGTTCGACTGGGACCGGCAGATGTCCAAGGAAGTGATCGGCAAGGCGATCGAGTCGGGCGGCCGGCTGGAGTCGGGCACGGAGCGGAGGGCGAAGTGACGTACGCGCTGCTGGTCTGGCTGGTCATCGGGGCGATCTCGTCCGCGGTCACCACGGTCCGCACGTCGGAGCCGGCGAAGTCCGCGGGGTTCCTGGTGAACGCGGCGACGAACGCGGGGTTCGCCGCGTACGTGGCGGTGGTGTGGCTGTGAAGCTCTACCTCGCGAAGCGCATCACGGGCGGAGGGTACGACACGCACGCCGGGATGGTGATCCGGGCGGAGTCGTACGGGGACGCGCGCCGGCTGCTGAACGACGCGCTGTACTCCAGTGAGCAGGACGGCGACTGGAGGATCGCGCGCGTCCGCGAGGAAGGTTCGCGCGGCGTGATCCTGAAGGACTTCTGTGCGGGATGACCGCGAACACCCCTTCACCCTGGGAGCCATAACTCCCCTGTAGGGGGTTCCGTGCGGGTCCGCTGTGTACTGCTCACAGCGGACCCGTTCGTGTTCCTGAGTACCCATTCAGGGAGTTGTCAGGACATGTCCAGACTTCGCATCTTCGAGACTGACCCCGACGCGAAGCCGAAGCCGCGGGAGGGTTCGGACATCGTCGGCCGGTTCCGGTCCGGGATGATGGACGGGCGCACGCCGGTCAGCCTGTCGGAGTGGCGCGTCACCACGGGCGACCCGGACGTCGCCGCGTACGTCGCGGAGAAGTTCGGCGGGTCGCCGGAGGAGTGGGAGACGGAGTCGGAGGAGAACCTCCAGGTGCTCACGTCCGCGAGCAAGGTCCGCGTGATCATCGACGGCCCGGACGCGATCAGCTCCGACATGCGGCTGTACGGCATGAACGGGCAGATCATCCATCACTGTGACGGGGTCGAGTACCTGTCGCCGGAGGAGGACGCGGGGGAGCCGTGCGGCTGCCCGAAGCTGTTCGCGGAGCGGAAGGCGCTCGCGAAGTCGGGCCGCGGTCCGAAGCCGGCGACCCGCATCGTCTTCACCCTCGCGGACGCTCCGCATCTCGGCAAGTTCGCCATGGGCTCCGGGAGCTGGGACCTGGTCCGCGTCCTGCACGAGTACGAGAACAAGATCGAGGACGTCCGCGACGACCACGACGGCGCGTCCGCGCTGTGCACGCTCGCCCTGGAGAACGTGGAGTTCGTTCCGAAGGGCGGGCCCATGAAGGGCAAGACGGTCTCGTACATGAAGCCGACCCTGACCGTCCACGGTCCTGCCGCGAAGGATGCGGCGGAGGGTACCGTCACCGTCTGACATTTCCGCTGTAAACCCCGGACTGACGCGCGTGTGTCGTCCGGGGTTTACGTACTTTCCTCGTAAAGTTGAGGGTTAAATCGTGACCGGAAATGCAATATCATCAGTCGCGCAGGCGGGGCTACTGGCTCCGTCTGTCGGAGAACGTAACTCCGCAGCCAAGCTGACGGCTGCGAAGGTGCGGGCGATCCGGGACGCTCACGCGGCGGGGGGTCGCTTGGCGGATCTCGCCCGCGCGTTCGACGTGTCTGACCGCACCGCGCGGCACATCGTCCGCGGTACGTCCTGGACGCACGTGCAGTAGGGGACAAAGGGGTACCCGTACATGAAGATCACGCAGATGGAGCCGGCCGATCCTGAGGACATCATCGTTCGGATGACGCGCGAGGACGCGCGGATGCTCGCCGCGCTCGCGGATCTGCCCGCGTGGCACCGTCAGCCGGCGGAGGTCGCGAAGTTCTGCGGCGCGCTCCACGCGGCGATGGTCGCGAAGCTGGGCGAACCGATCTACGCGGACAGCGTCGGCTTCACTCCCCACACGTCGGTCACAGAGGACTGACGCTCCCACAAGTACCCCGCTCAGGGCCCGATCTACTCCGGTAGGTCGGGCCCTTTTGCGTTCCAGGAAAGAGGCAGACATGGCGATGACCGCGTGGGACAACGGCGGAGTTCAGGTCTCCCAACACTCCGCGCGCCGGCCTGGTCAGGTGGCCGCGCTGGGCAAGGGCGACGCGATCAGCGTGCATCGCTCCGCGTTGCTGCGCTCGGATTGGGCCGCGATGTCGCAAGCCCTGGGGACCGCGTTCGCCCGCGGCGCTGAGGTCCACATGTACGGGGGTAGCCACGATGGCTAACCCCAACAAGCGCAAGGGAACCGCGTGGGAGTCGGCCGTCGTGACGTTCCTCCGCGGACGGCTCGCGGGTGCGGGTCTCGCCGGCCTGGACGACATCCGCCGGCAGGTACAGATGGGCCGCGCGGACATAGGGGACGTGCACGCCGCGCCGTTCGTGCTGGAGTGCAAGAACACCGCGCAGCTCACGTTGTCCGCGTTCGTGGACCAGGCGAACCGCGAGGCACGGAACGCGCAGCTTGACGCGGACATGCACGGTACCGCCGGCCGCCGGTACTTCGGCGTCGCGGTGGTGAAGCGGCGCGGCAAGGGGACCGGCGACGGGTACGCGGTCATGGACCTGGAGACGTTCGCTCGCGTCCTCGCGGTGATCCGCGCGAACAGTGACCGGACACGGGAGCCATAACGCCTCCGTAGGCGCAATCTACGGAGGGTCGTACATGGAGTTCTCCCGGTTTCTCGACAAGTTCCCGGAGGTCCGGGAGGACACGGGCGGGTATCTGGTCCCCTGCCCTGCGCACGAAGACGGCCGGCCGTCGCTCTTTCTCACGCTGAAAGAGGACGGCCGGCTGCTCGTCTACTGCCGCGCCGGCTGCGAGCAGGACGACGTACTGTCCGCGCTGGACATGACGACGTCGGACCTGTTCGGCTGGACGTCGGGCGGGGCGGCGACCGTCAAGGGCGGGACGTCCGTTCCGGCCGCCGGTCCGGGGGAGGTGGCCGCGCTGCGCGTGTGGCTTGACCGCACGGTCGCGGAGTGGTCCATGTGGGACCCCGGAACGCAGTCCGCGGAGACCCTTCTCCTGGTGGAGGAAGGCGAGTCGTACCTGATCCGCCGCTTCGGCCTGGACGTTGCGACCGCGGAGCGGCTCGGTATCGGGCTGTCTCCCGTCAACAACGCGGACCCGTTCCCCTTCCTCTCGCCGCGGTTCCGCACGTACCCGCGGCTGGTCGTTCCGCTGTGTGACTTCGATGGTGTCGCCCGCGGAGCGCAGGGACGTGACCTCTCCGGCAAGTGCGAAGCGCGGTGGGTGTCCCTCGCGAACAGCCGCGGGGACGGACTCCAGCCGGTCACGTGGGCGAAGTGGGGAGTCCTCCAGGGCGACGGCGGATACGACGCGGTGATCATCACGGAGGGCCCGTCCGACGCGCTGACCGTGGTGGGTGTCGGGTACACGGCGGTCGCGATCCGCGGCGCGTCGATCGTCCGTGACCCCGCGGTCGCGGATGACCTCGCGAACGGGCTGCGTGGCAAGCACGTGCTCATTGCGGGCGACCGCGACACGGCGGGGGAGAAGTTCGTCCGGACGCTGGGTGACGCGCTGATGGCGCGGGGTCTCCAGCCGCACCGCCTGACGATCCCGCGTGCGGGCGAGGACGTCACCGCGTGGCGCGAGCGCATCCCGGAGGTGTTCCCGGACGCGTTCCATGAGGCGGTGCGCGCTGCGTCGCCGCTTGCTCCGCCGCGCGAGGCCGCTCGCGAGGAACGCGGGCGGGAGATGGACCGCGCGACGGGAACGGACACGGTCAGCCGGCAGGACGGCGAGGCAGCGGCGGAGCTGTTGGCCGCGCTGATGGAGCGCTACGGGTACAGCGACGCGTGCCGCGCTCACGCGCTGGTGGCGTTCGCGGACGGGCGGATCAAGCACGCGTCCGGGCTTGGGTTCTACGTGTGGACGGGCCGCGTGTGGGAGCAGTCGGAGATGCGGGTCCGTCAGGAGATTCACCGCATGGGCGCTGCGCTCGCGCTCGCGGGGAAGACGGACGAAGCGAAGGGGTTCCTGAACACCCGCGCGATTGACGACATGATGACGGAGCTGCGCGCGGTTCCCGCGGTCGCTGTCCAGGCGCGCGAGTTCGACGCGCGGCCGGAGCTGTTGTCGTTCAGGAACGGGACGTGCAATCTGCGGACGGGCGCGTTCAGCGACCACGACCCGCGCGACATGCTGACGCGGTACATCGATCGGGACTACGTTCCGTCCGCGTCGTGCCCGCGGTGGGAGTCGTTCCTGCGGGAGATCTTCCCAACCCATCCGGAGCTTGCGGACTACATGCGGCGACTCGTCGGGTACGGGATCACGGGCGCGACGGACGAGCAGGCGTTCACGGTTCTGTGGGGGCAGGGCGCGAACGGCAAGAGCGTGCTGACGGACACGCTGACGGACGTCTTCCGGGAGATCAGCACCACCACCCCCTTCGCCACCTTCGAGGAGAAGCCGTCCGGCGGCATCCCCAACGACCTCGCCGCGTTGCGCGGGGCCCGGCTGGTGATGGCGTCGGAGGGCGAGTCCGGCCGGCCGATGGCGGAGGCGGTTCTCAAGCGGGTCACGGGCGCGGACATGATCTCCGCCCGGTTCCTCCGCCGCGAATTCTTCGAGTTCAAGCCGGCGTTCCTGCTCATGCTCGCGACCAACCACAAGCCTCGCTTTAAGGGGCAGGACGCCGGCCTATGGCGACGCGTGAAGCTGGTGGAGTTCGCCCGCTACTTCGCACCGCACGAACGGGACCACACGCTGACCGCGACGCTCCGCGCGGAGTCCGCGGGGATCATCGCGTGGGCTGTGCGCGGTGCGCGCGAGTGGTACGCGGACGGACTCCAGGACCCGGACGTGATCCGCGAGGCGACACGCGAGTACCGGGAGACGAGCGATCCCCTCGCCGGCTTCCTCGGTGACGTCCTGGTCGTGACGCAGGACGACGCGCACTCCGTCCCGTTGGGCGACGCGTTCAACGCCTACCTCGAATGGTGCGAGGCGGAGAACTTGGCGCAGCGGGAGCGCTGGACGAAGCGCAAGTTTGCGGCGGCTATGGAGGAACGCGGCGCAGTCCGTCACCGCGTGGCGAAGGGCATGGCGTTGGTCGGTGTCCGCGAGGTGGAAGATTCCGCGAACACTTCGCCGGACGGGAGCCACAACGAAGGGGAGGGTCGCCGGATCTTCGAGTAACTGACGACTGCGCGGGGCGCGTCTGCTGTGTACGACACACGGCGGATGCGCCCCGCCTTTTCGTGTTTGGAGGGCACGCGATGTCGTGTGAGGACTGCAAGGTTCCGGACGCCGAATACGTGGAAGATCCGTTCATCGCGGAGATTCGGGGCGAGACGGTCATGCGTTGGCTGTGCGACGACTGCCGGTACGAACGCGCGATGGACATCTGATGCACACGATCACTGTCCGCGTGAACGGCGAAGAGTGTCATGGACAGTTCGCCGAGACGCCGGAGGATCTCCGGCCGTTTGTCGAGTGGGTAGACGACATGGCGCGGCGCGGCGAACGCATCGCGGTGGACTCCGAAACGACCAGCCTGGACACGTTCGTTCCGGGATTCCGCCTCCGGCTCGTCCAGTTCGGGACCGCGACGGACGGATGGTTGATCCCCGCGGAGTTCGGGACGCCGTTCGCAAACGCGGTCCGCTACGCGCTGCGGAAGCTGCCGCGGATGACCGCGCAGAACTTCCCCTTTGACGGGTTGGTGTTCGGTGAACACCTCGGGGTCCCGATCGAAGAGACGTTCCGCCGCGTGGTGGACACGAAGATCCTCGCGCATCTGGCGGACAGCCGGCCGGAGCACGAAGGCGGGACCGGCCTTTCCCTCAAGCCGCTTGCGCGTCACTACGTGGACCCCGCGGCGACGGACGGTCAGACGGAACTGATCAAGGAGTTCCACAAGATCGGCAAGACGAAAGACACCGGGTGGGCGCACATCGACATCCGGAACCCCGTGTACCTCCGGTACGCGCTACTCGATGTGCTGTACGGGTCGCGCGTCCTGGTGGCGCTGCAAGACGAGTGCCGGAAGCGCGGCATCCCCGCGCGCCTCGCGGAGTACGAACACCGGATCGCCCTGATCGGCGCGATCATCGAACGCAAGGGGATGTTGATCGACCAGCCGTACACGGAGCGGCTGACGGTGGAGCTGCGCGAGGAAGCGGCGCGGTACGCGGAGGTGGCGAAGCGGTACGGCGTCAACTCCGTGAACGCACCGAAGCAAGTCGCCGCCGCCCTCGCCGGCATGGGCGAGGTGTGGACGGAGAAGACGGACGGAGGCGACCCGGCGACCGGCAAGGAAGTGCTGTTGCCGATGGCGGACCTTGACAAGGACTGGCAGCGCATCGGGGCCCGCACCCCGAACCCGCTGGCTGACGCGGTGTTGCGGAGCAAGCGCGCGGGGAAGTGGGCGACGTCCTACACAACCGCGATGCTGGACAAGGTCGACGCGTCCGGCCGTATCCACCCGCACACCTCGACCATGGGCGCGCGTACGGCGCGGTGGGCTGTGTCGTCGCCTCCGCTGCAACAGCTTCCGTCGTCCGACTGGCGGGTCCGCCGCTGCGTCACCGCGGGGTCCGGCCGGCGCATCGTGGCGTCCGACTTCTCCCAAGTTGAGTTGCGGGTGTTGGCCGCGATGGCTGGCGCGCAGAACGTGTGCGACCGGATCAACGCGGGCGAGGACCTCCACAACGTGACGACGCGTCTCGTGTTCGGCATCGGGCCGGAGGTCACGGACAAGGAACTCAAGGGCGACAAGCGGCGGAAGCTGTGCAAGACGATCTCACTCGGCAAGGCATACGCGGGCGGGGTCGACACGCTGTCCAAGCAAACCGGGCTGCCGTCGGAACAGGTGAAGCGTGCGCTCGCGCAGTACGACGCCGCGCTCCCGGAGTTCAAGCGGTACGGCAAGCGGCTGACCCGCGACGCCTACGCGAACCGCATGACGGTGGAGACGCCGTCCGGCCGCGTGCTGCGGTTGAACAGGGACAAGGTCTATACCGCCATTGCGTTCATGTGCCAGTCGACGGCGCGGGACATCTTGGGGCAAGCGCTGATCGAGATGGACGACGCCGGCTTGTTGCCGCACATCATCGGCGTGGTTCATGACGAGGTGATCGCGGACCCGTACGCGGAGGACGCGGAGGACGTGGCGCGTGCGTTGGGTGAGCGCATGGACATGCCGTTCCGGGGGGTCCGGATCGAGTCGGACCCGGAGGTGTACGGCCACACGTGGGGTGCCGGCTACATGAAGCCGGAGGACAAGCCGCTGTACGACGCACCGCTGGAGGTGGCCGCATGATCACGAGATACGTAGTGCTGCCCATGTCGGAGGCGGACGGTTTCGACGCTCCGACGTGGCTTGTGGTGGACGCGTGGGCCGCGATTGACGAAGACGACTTTCACGGGGCGTATGCATCCCACGCGGACGCGGACAAGCACGCGGCCACGCTGAACGCTGCGGAGGGTCGGGCATGACGTACACGTGGGATGACGTGTGCTCCACGAAGGACTGCACGCACGACAACCCGGAGTGCGGCGCGTGGGAGGAACTCCAGGCGCTGGAGGCCGAACGGATCGCGGCGGAGTGGGAGTGTGACTAGCCCTTACACACGCGTCTGTGCCGGCCCGTGTACAGACGAGAAACCCCTAGGCAGGTTCCGGCAGGGCGACAAGGTTTGCCGCGATTGTCGGGCCGCTGACGGCCGTAGGCGACGTGCGCAGCCGGCTGCCCGGAGACGCGCACGTGACCGCCGGCTGTTCCGGCTGTACGGGCTGACGCTGGAGATGTTCCACGCGAGGGCCCGCGCGCAGCGATGGCGGTGCGCTATCTGCGGGGAACGTCTCCCGCTGGTGGTCGACCATGACCACACCTCCGGCCGCGTGCGGGACCTGCTGTGCTCCGGCTGCAACTCCGGGCTAGGGCTGTTCGGCGATGATCCGGAGCGGCTCCGTGCGGCTGCGGACTACGCCGAACGCCACGCATTGTAGCGACCTTACCGTCACGTAGCGCTATTTCCGCAGGTGGGATCGTCACGCAACCCCGCCCGTGTTCACACTGCGTAAGAAATCCGTGGTTCCACGGGTTGCGTGTGCAGTACACGGCCCTTACCTTGAATCCACACGGCCATATCTCTACTTCCGGCCCCGTGTACAGGACACGTACACGCGACCTCCCTCACACCGACCGTTGATACCGCCTGCCCAAAATCAGGGCGGGCGCAGCATACCCGGAGATGGGTCATGACCGCACTGACCAGCAATGCCATCGAACGTCTCGTCCGCGAGGCGCTCGAACTTCACCGACTGGTGAAGGCCGCGGAGGAAGTCCAGCACCTTCGCTCTCCCGCGACCGGTGTGGAGAAGAACGGCAAGGGCGCGAGCGACCCGACCGCGTCCGCCGCGATGTGCCCGAAGCGGCTGGCGGTGGTGGAGACGCTGACCACCGTGCATCACGCGGTCGACCTGATGGCAGACGAGATCAACACGCACGCGCACTACGCGTCCGCCGCGCTCAACGCATGGGACGGCCGTAAGCCGTAACCCTCCCCGCGCTGTGAGCCGTACACAGCGCGCCTGATTCCCACCTAACACCCCCGGACGGACGTCCGGACCGTCCGGGGGTTCCCTATGCCCAACTCTCCCGTGTACTGCACACGGGGCGACGCTGAACGGAACCCCACATGATCGCCACGCAGACCACCGACCTTGACCGCACCGACAACTTCCGCGCGGTGGTCGACGCCGCGAACGGGCTCCGCGACCAGACGAACGCGGGCGACTGGACGGAGGGAATGCTCGTCGCCGCCGCGAAGAACGGTCAGGAGTGGGCCACCCTCGAACTGATCTCCCGCTATGAGGCGCGGCTCCGCCGGCTCGTCGCCCGCGCGAACGTCGACACCGCCGCGGTTCCGGACCTCCAGCAGGCCGCGATGCTCGGTGTCCTGGAGGCGCTGCGCAAGGTCGACCCGGACCGCCCGAACGAGTTCTTCACCTACGCGCACAGCTTCGTCCTTGCGGAGTTGACGGAGGCGAACCGGACCGCGGACCCGAAGCCGGCCGAACGCAACGAGGTGAAGCGGTACTGGTCCGCGATGCGCGCGGTGGACGGCGACGCGGTCCGCGCGCGGAGGTGGGCGGAGTATCAGCGGCTGTCCGCGGTGGAGCTGGAGGGCATCGCGGAGGAGAGCGGCGACGTGATGGCGCGGGAGATCGTTGACTCCCGGTTCGACCGCTGGGAGCGGAAGCCGAACGGGCGCACGTGGGAGGAGGCGTCCGCGGAGCGTGGCCGCGGGTTGGACGGTCCGACGTTCGACGCGGTCCACTCGTCCGTCACGTACCTTGACGCGGACGCCGGAGACGACGGGGACGGCGAGTCGCTCCCCCTTCACGAGACGATCGCGACGACGGACACCGACCAGACGGAGCAGATCAACAACGAGTTGACCGCGCTCGCGCTGGTCGCCTCGCTGGACGACCGTGACGCGCTGGTCGTCAACTGCCTGTTCGGCGTGAACGGGGAGACGCAGCGAACCGCCGCGGAGGTGGGCGAGATGCTCGGCATCACGCGTCCCCGCGTCCAGAACGTCAAGGCCGCGGCGCTGCGGAGGCTCGCGAAGATCGGCGCGGACATCCGCTGACATCCCGGAGGGTCCCGTGTGCTGTACACGGGGCCCTCCGTCTGTTATGTTCCTGCTCTCACCCCGTAGACAGTACACGGAGGAAACGTGATCACCGCCGCCCGTTGGATCTCCCTTATCGCCGCGTTCGTGATGGGCGCGGTCGCCGAGTACCGCCTTGCGGTCATGCTCGGGTACGACAAGTACACCGCCGGCCTGCTGCCGCTGGTCCTGGACGTGTACGGCTTCGCCGCGTTCAAGGTCCGGAACCGCGTGCATTCCGCCGCGGCGATGCTCGCGATGTTCGCCGTCCAGATGGTGTCCCACCTGATGACCATGGGGCACGGCAACTATGTGCACGTCGTGTTGTCCATCGGGCTGTCCGCCATCGCGCCCGCCGTGAGCTTCGCGTGCCACCGGTTGGGGGAGACGCCGGAGGCGGACATGCCGGAGGTGTTCGCGGAGCTGCCGGCGGAGGCGTTCGCGCCCGTGCTCATGCCGGAGCCGGTCCACCCGATCGTGGAGCCGATCCCCGCGGAGGTGTTCGCGGCCACGCCGGCCGACATCCGTGAGCAGTTGGCGCGGCTTGACGCGGAGGCGGCGAAGCGCGTGATCCCTGGTGAGGACGACGAGCAGGACGCGCCGGAGGACGCGGACGCCTCGCCCTCCATGGCGGAGACTGCCGCGAGGGCCCGCGAGTTGCTGCCGGCGCACGGCAACAACAAGACGAAGGTGGCGCGGGAGATGGGCATCTCCCGGACGTGGCTGTACACGTGCCTCCGCGAGACGCCTGCGTGAGCTGTACACAGCGGACCCCCGGACCAACGTCCGGGGGTTTTCGCATTTAGGGGCGAACACCCCCGGCCCACGGGACCCATAACTCCGGCATGAGCAACAACGACACACGGACGCCGATCACTCTCGACGTCCTGGACGCAGACGGTTACGACGACGAAGCGGCGTACCTCGCGGGGTTCGACGCCATGGACGAGCGGGACGCGCTGACGTTCGCCCGCGGACGGGAGATCGCATGAACCGCACGGAAGCTCTCAAGCTCGCGGTGGAGCACGTCAACTCCATGTGCCGGCCCGGTCCGCTGGGTGCGGGTGCGCCGATCGAACGGCGCGCGGAGGCGGTGGAGCGGTTCGCGCGGTTCCTGCTGGAGGACGACGCGGACACGGTCGACATCTCCACGCTGTCCGAGCGTCCGGGTACGGAGACGCTCCGCGTGGACGCTGCGGAGGCGGCCGGCTTCCCGCTGCCCGGCACGCGGTACCGCGACAACGACGGGGACGTGTGGATCGTGCGTCAGGGTGGTGGACTGTCCCTGGACCAGCCGCGGAACGAAGGGCGCAACGGGCACAGCACGCTCGCCGAAGTGCGTAGCGAGTGGGGCCCGCTGACCAGGCTGGAGGACGCGGACCCCGACCGCCTGACGCCGGGCGACCGGTACCGCGACGGAGAGGGCGACGTGTGGACCGTCTACCCGGACGGTCTCCTCTACCTCACCGACCGTACCCCCGGACGCACCCTGGATTACGTGCGCGAGCAGTACCACAGCGCCACGAAGTTGGAGGGCTGACCGTGCCGAACTACCGCACGTACAACGGGCGCGTGTACGTGGAGGGCGTGGACCGGAACGGGTGGCTGACGCTGACCCCCGTGCCGGACACACCCTCCGACCGCGTCACGCGGCTGTGGCGGAGCCACGCGGGCAGCGACATTGACGAGCGGCGACGCATCACGCGGCACATGCACCTTCGCCGTTGGCGCGCGATGGCGGATCGGGACTACTACCGGCTGCCGCGCCGTTACTACAGCCTCCAGCCGGCCGCGGTGATCGTGGACGAAGTCCACCACTGGACGCAGGACGATGCGCGGCGCGTGGTCGACGCGTTCAACGCGCGCTTCCCGCGGCTCACGGAAGGGCGGGGTAGGTGAGCGACTTCGACACCGTCAAGGCCGCCGTGGTGGCGACGCTGAACGCAGCCAACTGGCTCAACCCGGACCCGTGGACCCGCATCCGCGCGAACGAAGTGGCGCACATGCTGCCCGCGGACGAGACGTGCGCGATGTGCGGGCGCGAGGAGTGCTTGCCTCCATGCCCTCTCAAGGGTGTCCGGCAGTACCACGACCACACGATCGAACAGCGGCGCGTGAAGTGGAACGGCGGACGTCCGGTGTTCCTCTGCGACACGTGCGCCGCGATCGTGTGCGCCGCGGTGGAGGCGAGGAACGGGCCGCGCATCACATGGGTACGCGCGGACCGTCCGCGGGTGGAGCCGGAGGACGACGAACCGCCGACGCTGCTGGAGACGTTCCGCACGCGACTCGCGGAGCCGGCCGGCTCTCCCGCGGCCACGCTCCGCGCGGAGCTGACCGACGCACGTGAGCGACTCGCGCGGCTGGAGAACAACCCGATCATTCGCATGACGACGGAGGACCGATGATCGCGATGGACGAGAACCCTGCGGAGTCGTACACGTTCATGTGCGATCTTGACCGCAATCTCCCGGAGGTCGACCGCGCGGCGCTGACGCTGTGCGACGACGGCGAACACATCGCGGTCAACTTCGTAAGCACGGACCAGCAGTACGCCGGCACCGTGTACTTGACGTACGCGGACACCGCGAACCTCGGGAAGCTCGCGGGGATGCTCGCGGACGACGACGTGTACGACCAGGACGCGACGGAGGACGACGAGCCGCCCGTGCGCGGGGAGGTGGAGGCGAACGCGTTCGCTGGCTGCCTGCTCGCCGTGACGTTCGGCGCGTTCCTGGTCGCGCTCGCTGCGCTGGTCGTGGCGCTGTTCGCCTAGCAGGTAGGGCCCTGGGACTCCGGTCCTGGGGCCCTTTTGCGTTTAGGGGTTGCGTGGACAGTACACGGGAGATAGCGTGTACAGCACACGGAGCGGGACGGACCCGCCTACTAACCCCGGAGGGTCCCCATGCAGGTCAACATCTTCGACATCACCGCTCGCAACATCGTCGCCGGCATGACCCTCTGCGGGGAGGGCCCTGGCATGGCGGACGTCACGGTGACGGACGTCATCCGCCACGGTTTCCGCGTCGTGGTCCTCGGGACCTACGAACTCACCCCTGGTGAGTCCCTGCCGTTCGCGGAGGTGTACTCCGCCAACGGCAACGCGGTGGCCGCGTTCTGCCCGCCTTGCCCGCTGCTCGCACTCCGCTAG